TGAAATCTAAGCCAAAGCCGATCGACACGCCGACAAACACGCAAGGTTCTTGACCGCGCGCCATTCATGCGTCACCCTGAGTTCAGGTGGTAGTCCTACCGCCTAGAATCGGGAGAATTCAAAATGGTACTTGATCTTTTAGACCCAGCAACATTGGGACGTTTGGTGGGGATTATTGTCCTCATGATTATGGGCGGTGCAGTCGGTTACGCCAAAGGCTTCAAAGAAGGCAAGCGCGAAGGCTTGGCACGTCGTAAAGCAATGGTTCGTCACATGGCTAACAAGGCGGTCAAATAATGGGATTCCTGGATAACTACGAAGCCAGCCGTGAGCGTTTAGAACGTTGGCTGAAGACCTATCCGCAAGGTCGCATTGAAACACGCATTGTTGAATTCAGTGCTGAAAAGGGTTATGTCCTTGTTGAAGCCCGTGCGTTTAAGGGCATTGATTCGGTATTACCTGACGGCGTTGATTTTGCTTATGGCTACCAGGGCGCGTATCAACAAAACATGAAGCGTTGGTTTGTCGAGGACACAGTCACTTCAGCAATTATGAGGGTGCAGCAACTTGTCATGGGTGGGGCTGAACGCAGTACACGCGAGATCATGGAACAGGTCGAAAAGACACCCGCAAAAATTGCGAACACTGACATTGACTATTGGAACACAAAGCATGGCGAAATTCCGTCGTACAAAACCGCAGCTGAAGCCGAACAATCAGGCATTCCGTCATTGGGTTCATCAATGGACGAAATTGCCAAGCAATTGGGTGGGCAATTGGTCGAAGAAGCACCGCAATGTTCACACGGTCACCGCATTTGGAAGCAAGCCCACGAAGGCGCACCAAAGAATTGGGGCGGGTATTTCTGCACGGAACGCACAAAGGCAACCCAATGTGCGCCAAATTGGTACGTTCTTGCCAGTGACGGCAAGTGGAAGCCACAGGTGTGATCGTGGCGGACTATTCAGAGATTATCTATCCACAAAGCATGACCGCCAAACTGCTATTGAACGGTGAAGTGGTCGACGAATACAAAATTGAGCAATGCGACAAATGCTCAATTCTCATGCGCCTTGACCCATTTGGCTACCAAAAGCAATACGGTGGCGAAAAGGTCATTTGGTTTTGCAAAGGTTGCCGATAGTGAAAATGGCACTTACACGGCAAGAAGAATTCATTTGCCATGAAGCCGCAATCGCATTGGCGAAAAACAACAAGGACTATCACGAATGGAAAGAGGGCAGTTACACGCCCGACAAATCATTTCATGATCAGATAGCCCAGGACGCACATTCAATCGGTGCTGAATGGGTTGTCGCCAAATACCTAAATCTTGATTTTCAACCATTTGAGGACAAGGGCAAACGCCGGGCGGACGTTGGCAGCCATTTCGAAGTGCGCTGGACTAAGTACGTTGCGGGGCAGCTGATAATTCACGAATACGACCGAACCGACGACGTGGCAATCCTGGTCACAGGCGAAAGTCCACATTTCTTCATTGCGGGTTGGATTCCCATTGCAATGGCTAAGCGTCCGCGGTATCGCCACAGTAAGCAACCAAATTGGTGGGTCACACAAATCAACCTTCAGCCGATCGAGAATTTACGGAGAAGCAACTATGGACAAAATCAAATTTGAATGTCGCAAATGCAAGAAGATAACCGACCAAGTAATCCACAAAATAACGGACAACCTTCCCGACGGTGTGGAAGTGATTCAATGCACCAAGTGCGAAGTCATGGGGGTTGCACAGATAGGGACTTCAAATGCCAATCTATGAGTTTGAATGCAAGGTGTGCAAAATCCGTGTTGAGGTGGATAAATCAATCCACGAGGAACGCGACGCACAATGCTGCGGGCAACTTATGAGCAGACTTTATTCTGCACCTGGTATCTCGTTTAAAGGTACGGGCTGGGGTCACCAATGAAGATTTTGAACCTCTATGCGGGCATTGGTGGGAATCGCAAACTATGGGGCGACGAACACCAAATCACTGCGGTTGAATACGACGCAGACATTGCGAAGGTTTATGCAGATCACTTTCCAAATGACACGGTCATTGTCGAGGACGCACATCAATACCTGCTTGACCATGCTAATGAGTTTGATTTCATTTGGACATCACCGCCATGTCAGTCACATAGCAGCTTCAGACAAAACATTGGGGTTCGCTACCGTGGCGTGAAACCGATCTACCTGGACATGAAGTTATGGCAGGAAATTGTTTTCCTTCAATACAACTTCAAAGGCAAATGGGTGGTAGAAAACGTCAAACCTTACTATCCGCCATTCATACCGCCAACGGCTGACCTTCAACGTCACTACTTTTGGGCAAACTTCGACATTGAACAAGCCGACATTGAAAAGGACAATTTGAGAGCTGCACAAATACCTCAATTGCAGGCATTGCATGGCTACAACCTAGACGGTTACAAACTGCCGAACAAACGCCAGGTGTTACGTAATTGCGTACTTCCTGCGCTTGGATTACACGTATTTGAACAGGTGACAAAATGAATAGTTATCAACAGAAGTTATCCACAGGTGCAAAAACCTTGTGGGACACGCCCAACGCCATGCGTGAAGTTATTCAATCATTGACAACGGTGTTACGATTTCTTCGCGAGAAGCGAACCGCCACCGCGGTTTGTTCGCTGAAGCGCAGAAAGCGTTTTGGGGCGAGTATTGCCATTTTGGCGGTTACTTCGACAGGGCTGATACACAATGCCAATGCAGCTAACTATTCAATAGATCATTTGAAACTTTATGCACATTCCAGAATTCTTGACTATAAAGAATTTCAGTGCTTCAACCGCATAATCACTAAGGAATCACGGTGGTCATACACTGCACGCAATGGTTCACATTGGGGATTAGGGCAGATGAGATCGAAGCACTATGGAACACTTGACCCATTCAGACAGATAGACGCTTCAATCAAATATATAACGAATCGTTATCAAACACCATGCAAGGCATGGGCATTTCATCAACAAAGGAATTACTACTAATGAGCGCACTTAAAGACAATGGTTCAACAACCAAGTGGCGCAAGATTAGACAACGCATTCTTCAGCGTGACGGATACACATGCCAGCATTGTGGCGGTGAAGCCAATTCGGTTGATCACATAGTCCCACGCACCATGAACGGTGGTGATGAAGACTGGAATCTTCAATCGTTATGCACACCGTGCAATTCAGCGAAGGGGGGTAGGTTTTTTAATCACGCTAGGACACCCCTGACCCTTCCTGGTTTAATCTCCCCCCAAAACGATTCGAGAAGCCATGAAAACGACTGAGAAGCCCTCAAAAGGTCACCAAACGCCCTTAGAAGCCCTCAATAGCCCTGAAACGGTTTTGGGTAGGGACGCAGACCTGCAAAACGCCCTAATCGGCGTACAAACCCCACGAATTCACACACCGCTGAACGATTTGCCCTCACGCGGGGGTGAATTGATCGATTTGGCGACTGACTTGAAGATCGATCTCATGGAATGGCAGAAATTTGCCCTTATTCACACACACAAAGTTAAGCCCGACGGACGCTGGGCGACCCCAGTCAATACAATCGTTGTGGCACGACAAAACGGAAAGTCGTTTTTGCAGCTGATCAGGATTTTGGGCGGGTTGTTCTTATGGGACGAAAAACTGCAAATTGGTTCGGCGCACCGCCTTTCCACGTCGCTGGAACAATTCAGGGCAATGGTGCAAATGATCGAGGGCAGCGACAATTTGGCAAAACAGGTCAAGAAGATTCGCTGGCAACATGGCGGTGAAGAAATCGAAACCATGACGGGCAACCGATTCATTGTGCGTGCGGGCGGTTCGGCTGCACGTGGTGTTTCCCGACCTTCAACCATTCACCTGGACGAATTACGCGAAATGACCGACATTGAATCGTTTGCTTCGCTTCGCTATACCCTTATGGCTGCGCAAAATCCAATGGTCATGGCGTACACCAACGCAGGCGATTCCAGCAGCGTCGTCTTGAACCAATTTCGCGACAGGGCATTGGCTTCAATTGCTGGCGTGCAAGATGACATTGGTTATTTTGAATGGTCAGCACCAACCGACGAAATCAGCGTTGAAAATGCCAGGTACGCCAATCCGTCAATGGGCACGTTGATTCACGCGGACAACGTACGAAGCGTTTTGAACGACCCGCCTGACGTGGTCATGACGGAAGTGTTGTGCCGTTGGGTTGTGGCAATCAATAGCGCGGTGGACGCTGCTTCATGGGGTAATTGCCTGGACAAATCCGCAGACCTTGATCTTGATAAACTGACATGGCTGGCAATCGATCTTTCGCCCGATCGTCGCCATGCAAGTTTAATCGGGGCGCAGAAATTGGGCGGGGAACAGTTTGTCGTGAAGTTATTGCACACCTGGCAAAACGACTTGCAGCTAGACGACAAGGCAATTGCCAACGACCTGGCAGATTATGCGCGAAAGTATCCGACCGAATACGTTTTGTATTCACGCAAAACCAGTGCCGCGGTTGCTGCGCGCCTTGCGCCCGCTGGAATTCCGATTTACGACATGGACACCGTTTATCCGCAAGCGTGCGACGAAATGTTGTCGGCAATCAATTCAGGGCGTTTGAAACACCGTGGGCAAAGCCAATTGACCGAAGAAGTGTTGGCAGCGGTGCAATTGCGTCGTGGGGACGGCGGTTGGGTTATTGGACGTCGTGCCAGCCAATCCGTCGTGTGCAGTGCAGTGGCAGTCGCCCTTGCAACGCACTTCGCGACACGCCCAGAGAATGATCTTGACATC